GATTTGCATTTGATCCGTAACCTGATACACCTAAGTTACTATATAAACCACCATATGCTGGGGATGTTCCTGGTGATGTTCCGTAAGCTGTATATGGTGCAAAATTTGTAGGGCCAATACCAAAGTTAGTTGTGCGTGGAGTAATTTGAGCTATCTTGCTCATATCAACGCCAGTGTTTACATTGCCTGATGATTTACCACCAAGTAATTGACCTAATAATGCACCGATCACAGCGCCTGATATACCACTATGTTGTTGTAGTAAGTCAGTAATGCTTGATAGTGGTGATGTACCGCCAGTTGTGTCTGTTGCGGATGTTGTTGTTGGAGTTGCTGCTGTTGTAGCTCCTAAAGCAGCGCTAGGTGCAGAAGCTGCAACCGTGTCTATAAATGATGTTGGTGTTGCTGTAACTGCAGCACCGTCTGCGTATCCTTTCACTTGCCCTCCGTTCGCATACATAGGTGTAGCTAACCCGCCTTGTTTCCATGATGGGCCACCTGTTGTGTCAATGTATGTCCAATAATCTGTATTTGATGTATCGCTTGGTGTGTATGGTGATCCGCCTGTGTCTGTAGGTGTATACCATGAATTCCAATCTAAAGCTGAACCAATAGATGATGTTAAATCACCTGTATTAGCTGTTACATCTGATGCATTGTTTACGTACCAATTCCAGTTTGGAGCAATTTGAACACCTTGTTGATCCATAACAGCACCTGGATAAATATCTGTACCAGAAGCTGATTGAGTAAATTGAGGTCCTTGATAAATATAGTTTGTATTTCCAATAGCTTCATAGTAAAGAGAAGCTGTACCGTCACCATTATCTTTATAAAGGTTTCCATTAGAATCTTGCAAATAACCAGTTGTAATAGATTGAGAATTGCCAGTCATGCCACCAAGCATTGTGTCTGATTGATTACTAGTTCCTGTTGGTGCTGTACCACTTCCTGAAGTACCAGTTCCTGAGGTGCCAGTTCCCGAAGTACCAGTTCCCGAAGTACCAGTTCCTGTTGGCTTAGTGCCAGTACCTGATGTATTAGGTTTAATTAAACCTGATATAGATGTTGAAGCTGCTGGTTTATTATTCCTATCTAACATTAATCCAATTAGTCCGCCAAGTCCTGCGCCAGTAAATGCATCTAAGCCGCTTTCTGTAGGAGCCATAGTTGGATTTTGCATTGCAACTCCAGGCCCAATATTGCCAGCGCTTGTAATAGACACTGGAGTACCTACTTTAGGTATTAGCATTGTTGGCGTAGCTCCTAAATTAAGAGTTGATTCTGCAGGTGTATTGACTGGTATTGCCATGGTTTATCCCGTTTGTTTTAAAAGTTTTGATAGACTTGAGTCATAAGCTATCGGTATTAAATTACTTAACTGCACTACTTGTGCTGGAGCATTACGTTTAATTGTTGATGTTAACGCATTAGATGCAATTTGTAACGGTGCATTTACTGCTTGTGTGCCTGTTCCGCCTGTAACTGCATTTGTAGCTGTTTGTGCTAATGGGCCAATTAACGAGTTTGTATTAACAGTCTTTGGAGCTCCTGTTGCTATATTTTGCGCTGTATTTTGAGCTACACGTTGAGCGATATTAGATACTGGAGTTGGAATATCAGGACCTAGCGCTGTTTTAACTACTTGACCTACTAATGGATTAAACTGTGATGCACCAAAATTAATTGCTGCATTACCAATATCTCCACCGCCTAAAGCTGTTCCCGCTAATGTTGCAGCACCCTTACCTATTATTGGTGAGTTTGTGAGCTTACCAATTTCTTGTCCGCCTGCTGAAATACCTGTGTTGATTAAAGCGTTTACAGGATCGCCACCAGCTAATAATGTTGATGCACCAGACTTAGCTGCATTGGCTGCTAATGATGATCCAGTAGCGTTAAATGCTTGTTGGCCTACCCATTGTCCACCCATACCAATAGCTGTATTTTTAAGAGCAGCCTCAGGATCGCCTGTCATTGCGGTATTCATTACAAAATTAGATGCAGCCTTTTGAAGCATTGGATCAGCGCCTGGCAATAATTGTTGACCAATGTTATTAATAAATCCATTAGCTGCGTCAGAAATATTTTTAAACCCTGTAGTGACTGAGTTATAAGCTTCTGAAATTGGGTTAGGAATTATTGAGCCATTAGACACTGAAGAAATAACTTGTTGATATGGCACGCCTTGATTCATCATCTGTGCGGCTTGAATTTGATCCATGAAACTACCACCTGATGAGCCAATTTGATAAGTAGTATTTTGAACTGCGCTGTCTACAGCTAAGGATGTGTTTGATGCGGCAATTGAATTTGTTGCGTTGGAAACTGCTGTAGCTGCGTCAGGAACATTACTGATTAAACTTGATGGACCAATTTCGCCTGTAGTTCCTGTAAAGCCAGTTCCCCAGCTTGTTGGGCTTGTTGCTGCGCCTGCTGCTTCGGCCGCTCCTGCTGCTTGAGCTGCGCCAGTTGCTCCTGCTAAAGCTTCTGTAGAACCTGCTGCGGCTGGTAATAATGTTAAACCACCCATTGTTGCACCACCACCTAAAATACCTGCGCCTGCGCCTGCACTTAAAGCTGCGGCTGATAATGCGGCTTCTGTGGCTCCTGCTGCGCCCATTAATGTGGGCCCAATAATTCCCATAGCTGCTGCATCGATACCAGCACCTGCAACTGCTCCACCTGCTGCGGCTCCAGCCATACCAGCAAGGGCTGGTGCTGCTGCAATTGCTGCAACTGCTAATATTGGATTTTCTGCTACAGCCTCTACAACGGTAGATGCTACATCAATTGCTGCTTCAGCAACAGAACCAACTGCATCCGCTACGCCACCAACTACATCACCAATTGCACTAACTACACCACCCATATTATTTCCTTGGAGTTCCTAATTGTAATGTGACTTGGAAGCCACCTGTGTTTGTCTTTTGTACGGCGTAACCCATATCAGGTCTCATAGGATCTCTTGATATAGCTTTAAAAATGTTTAAAATGCCTGGATCTTCAAATTGTGTCACTAAAAAATCAAATCCAGCTTCATAAGCAGCTTGAGCAAATACACGACTATTTTCTAAATAATTTTTAGCTGTGTCAGCATTAAGCGCCCTAAAGTAACCAAAGCCAGGTTCTTTAGATTTATGAACTACAAATATTGTATTACCATTGCGCATCTTCCATGTGTTAGGAAGAGCAAATTCGATTGTAAGCATATTCATAACATCAGCTTCAGACCTATTAACGCCTGTTTCTTGTGCTGCTGTAAGAGCTATGTCTCTGTCTGTTAACTTTTGTTGGTTGCTATCGACGATCATTACATACCTTTAAAAATTGCTGCCGAATAAATGTTACCCATACCTGCAGCTAAACTTAGTATAAATCCCTTTGGAGCTTCTACGTTCTCTGAAAGGAATATTGAATCATTCTCTGTTCTATTTTCGATAGCAGGAACAATACCCTTTTTAACGTCATCCAATAGTAACAAGGTTTCTAGTAAACCGCTAGCACCTAATGTATGTCCTATTTTTTGTTTATACGACGTTGCTACAAAGTTTGTTAAATTATTTGTTAATGCTTGTCTTTCGGCCATATTATTAGATATAGTCCCTGTACCATGCGTCTTAACAATCCCAATTTCGTTTTGATATACCTTCGCCAAGTGCATAGCACCATGTATCGCTTTGACATAACCTTCTCCATCATCTCGTTGTCCAATAGCGTTTGTAGACGCCTCTGAAGCGCTATAAGCACCTAATAACATAGCCTTAGGATCAGAACCTTGTCTTTCTAAAACTCTCTCAGACTCAAACACAGCTAATGCAGCGCCTTGTCCTACATAAAACCCACCATTTTTACTATCAAAAGCTGATGGTTTAATGCCTGTTTCTTCGTCTTTTAATGTTAACGAAGCTTTGGCATCACCAAAAAAGTCTAAGACTGAATTAGCTAGGCCATCTTCTGCCGTTAACACAATAACTCTGTCAAAGTCATAGAATCTAATAAGCGTCTGTACATCCATCATAGCTTTTAAGCTAGATGCGCAAGCGCTAGAATCTGTAACTATATGATCTATATTGCCAAATAACTGTGCTGTTCTTCCAGCATATACATGAGTTAAGCTTAATGGCCTAATCTTGTATGTATAATCAATTTTATTATTTTTAATGGCCTGTTTAGCACCAGCAAAACTTGTAGTACCTGTAGCAAATATAAACGCAGTTTTATTTACTGGGTTTTCTTTAATATATTTAATGATTGCAGGATCAATTGTTTTATCTACAACCTTGTGAACAGCACTAAATAACCCTGTACTTACTTTATCAATTGTTTCAGGAAACCAATGTACTTTTTGAGGAAATAATAAATCTTCAAATGCTTCTGTATAATTTGTAGACGCTGTGCTGTAGTGGGTTAAGTATATGTTCATTTAATATAACTCAACGCTTCTTCTATAGTCTCTGGCTCTCGCGTCTTATGCTTCATTAATTCGTCATGTAAATCTTGGATAGTGATAGGATAAAATTCTTTTCCAACCGCCTCTGGTATGCCATAGATTTCACATAAATAAATCATGACAATTAACCAATCTAAACTATCTATACCACATTCTTTTAATGGGTCATTTAATGTCTTAACACCGTTAAAATCTGGAACTAATGGCTTCGCTACTCTTACTGTGTGATTTACTAACTCTATAAAATTTATCATTATTGGGTCAATGGGTTATTTTCTTGTGTAGGTCTATTTACTGCATTTACTGTTGCTGCTGCCCATTCATCCCAATCGCTAAAGGAATAAGGGCTTGGTATTGCTACGCCCTGGGAAGCAAACAACGCAATGCCGTTAAAGCCACACGCCCATTGTTGCCAATCAGTTTTATCGTTTGGTATTTCTAATTGTTGCGCACCAAACGCTTCTACCATTAAACTTGCCCAAGACTCAAACGTATGATACCTCGGATCATAAATCAGAGCAATGGTCATTAATACGGTCTCACATCACCAACATCTGCACTTAATACTAAGTAACCTAATTGATAGTCACCATTGATAACGTTGCTTTCAAATTTTAAACGCAACTCTCTTCTTTGTTCGCGCATATCAACTTTTTTAGTTGTTGGGTCAAAAAGATAAGGCCCTGTTGTTTCATCATCAGATTGTGCAAATGGCCTACCTGTAACATATAAACTCATTTCTCCGTTTTGTACAAAATCAGGCTCAACACGCTCTAATCGCAACCAGTAATTATCACCAGCTAATGCTTGTTGTGCAGGCCCTCCTGTAATCCAACCTAAATTGCTTGTTTCAAAATAACTTTGAATAGCAAGTGCTGTACTACCTTGAATATAATCAACGCCAATTTCATGCTGGAATAATGATACGTAATCAGTTGTCGCTGTCACTAAAAGCTGGAATCCTGTTCCGCCAGCAAGCGCATCAAAATCAGGTGAAGTTAATAAATCTAAATTAACGTATCCAACACCTTTGGTTGTCACATCAACTTCTGTAACAACGCCGCCATCAACAGTAATTGTTGCATAGCATGTATCATCGCCAGACCCATTGATTAAATTTTGGAATGGATATACGCCATCATCGTATCCTGATCCTTCATCATAAATCTCAAAAAGATCAACGCCGCCAGTTGCATTAATATCCCATGAAGCATTAAGTGGATAATGAAATACTTGTGAGAAGTAGCCAGCTGAACGACGTGCACCTATAGCTTGGCCTGCATCATACCAACAGTTTTCACGGATGTTATATACAATTGCATCAGTACATTCAGTAGCTGTGCCGCGTGGATAGAACCACCAAATTTCACCATAACGAGGCACTTTATTTGCATAAACTTTTTGACGTTGTTCGTAATTAAGATTGTCAAAGAAATAGTTTTGGTTCATGTTGTTTGGTATCTCTTTTACAACACCGTTATATAACATAAAGCGGTCAACACCAATCCAATAATAAATACCGTCGTACTCAACAACACATTGTGATGACATAATAGATGTCTGTGATGAGATCACATCATAACGCCAATAAAATGTAGATGCTGTAGGGCCTGTACTTACTGTTGTTGGTGTATAAGATACACGAATAAGAGAGTCAAGAGCCCAGAATAGCCCTGAGGGAGAGTTAGAGCCGCCACGAACGGGAAGACCCTTGACTATTTTAGTTGATGCTACGTTTGTTTCGTTAGCATCTGCTGATACCCAATCAGCTGTATTACCTGCAGCGCAATTTCTAATAAGGCCATTGTTACCGTATACAAATGTATATGGATGCAATACTACTACACCGCCTGATACTGATACATTATTATTAAAAGTAAATGTAAGCGTTGTAGAGGCTCCAACAGCAACTTCTACTTCAAATCCTGTTCCTACTGGAAGTGTTGGACATGTTAATAAGTCACCTACTACATAACCGTCACCAGGATTATTATAAACGCATGTTGTAACTATGCCGCCTGAAACAGTAATATCAGCAGTAGCTCCAGTTCCTGTGCCACCTACTAATGGTTCGTTTGTATAAGATCCATCTGTGTAAGTTGATCCAGGGTCTGTAATACTAAGGCTAGATATAGGAACGCCAACAGGTTCGGTAAGAACCGCGGTTGTTCCGCTTGTGATAGAAACTACAGTTGTATTTGATGGAACGTTTGTGCCAGTCACTGTTTGGCCTGCGCCTACTAACAAGTTAGTTGCATCTAATACAATAGTAGTTGTACCATCAGCAGTACCTGTGGCTGTAAATACGCCGACAGGAGATAGTGTTGTGCCTGTAATATCTCCACTTAAAACTGGGGTATTAATATCACTTGCAATGTCATTTAAGTTTTGGCCAGGATGAGCTAATAGTTGCTGATAACCAGTGCCATATCCATCAAACTCTGAATCAAACTGCCAAAGATTATTATCGTTTGGAGTGAATCCAGTGAGTGTAAAATCTTGTAAACCAGCGCCAATACCAAGATTATTAATTGCTAATACTTGTAGACCGTTGTTGTAACCACTGAATACATTGTTAAAACTATTATTTGGGTCAAGATACATACCTCTTGATGGGCCTGAAAGATTGTTAATAATCTCTCTATAGCCTTGCATTTTACGTGGGCGGCCACGTTGAAATCTTACCCAGCGACCATCAGTGTAATAGTTTCTATCTAATACAGTACCATCACGCTGTATGCCAGGTTGGGTATCAAGACCAAAGACCTTCTTTGTCAATTGAAGTTTCCTCCAGAGATACCACTTTCAAAGTTGCCAGTGCCTGTAGTTTCAATATCTAAATCAGTTGCATCAAGTGTTGTGCCGCTAATATCAAGCGCTTTTGTGCCTAATACTGTAATCCCCATATGGCCTGCAGCAGGACGATATATACCTGTAGTTGTTTCATCTAAAAATGTTAATGATGGCGTTGATTCTGTACCATCAACCAATGTAATAAATGTACCACCAGCTTGAACGGTGTTTGCATTATAAAAGTTATATCCATCACAAATAACTGATACTTGATTGCCTGGAGGAACAACCACATTAGAGCCTAATCCAGTTGTAATAGTAAGTGTAAATCCATTGTCTGTGACTTGATTTGAAATAACATATAATGCCACTACTGGAGGATAGTAAACAGTTACATCAGATATTAATGAACCTACATATTCTTGAATAACAGAAGTTGCTTGTTGTGTATTTAAGTAAACATCACCACCTGTGACAGGTAAGATAAGCGCTGTAAAAAAGAAGTTAGAGCTTGCGCCATAACCTACGGTTACAAAGTTTGTACCATCACAAACAATAAATGCGTCTTCGTCAGGCTGAAATGTTTTAGATACGTCTTGATTTAAAAGATCAGAACCTTGTGTAAATACAGTGACAGTTCCAGATCCATTATTTTTAAATAATGTAAACCAGTTATTACCTACTGTTGAAGCTAGCGGAAGATAAACGTCTGTAGCGCCGCCATCCCATATTTTGGTTTGTGCGCGGTCTGACGCTGTAAATGTATATAACGGTGTGACTGCTGATGCTGGATGACTTTGATTTAATGTTGTAGATATAGCCATCAAACCTAAACCAGCTAGAGCATTAGCGTCTGAACTTGATGATCCTATACCAAAGGCAATAACTCCCCATACACCAGCGGTTGTTGAATTGTCTGTGACATAAATATATTGAGCTTCGCCCGCTGCAACAGAAACAATTGTATTTCCATCAAAATCTAATACAGTAAACGCTGATGCGCCAATGTTTCTAATTAAAGCATCTTGTCCAACAGATATTTGATTTGCTGGCGGCATGTATAGACTAAGTCCACCAGTAGTAGGTAGAATGTCCATAATACGCGCTGCAGGAAATTGTGCTGGCGTAGTATTAGAAGGCCACTCTAATTGTAAATCTGTTGTAAGTGTATACGACGCATAACTTACGTCGGTAGGTAATATTACATCACCAGTAAACGGGCTAACATAGGATGGCATTATGTATCCAATACTGTAGCTTGACGATCACCAATACGTTGTACGTCTTCAGCTTTAAGTGTTTGCATGATAGCGCTATATTGAGCTTGCCACATAGGAGTACGCTCATCATTTTTAAGGAATGGCATAGCTTGCAATAATGAACCATAAAGCAATGCTTGTGGTGCATATTGAGTAAACCAGTTTGTTTGATTAGTTGAGTCTAAAGGTTGTACACGTTCGTAATACAATACTTCAAAGTCATATGGTAAATCAGGTGTAGGTGCGACTAACCAATTATCATAGTTATAATCGCAATAGAATTTAGGTATATCTGTTTGAGCTTGATCGGGCCAGTATTCTCTTAAGTACTCATACTTACGAAGCAATACAGGCTGTTTATTGTTTAAAACATCTGTGACGTTCATAGACACAGTTTTGTGCCAGCGAGCAGGTTTAGCAATCACTGGGTTACCAGCAACCATTGTGCTTTCAACAACAGTTAAGTTACCAAGAAACTTGATTTCTGACGCAATAATTTGCTCAGCCAACATAATGAAAAGAGGGATCTTTTCTAATGTCGCTGTGTCATTACGTTCTAGGTATGATTGTATGTTTTCGACAAGACTGTCATATGTCATCACTACTGCAGTTGTCATGCTAATCCTTTTAAAAATAAAGCGCGTTCATCATTACGACGCGTTACTAGGCCTTTAAATACTTTGCCACCAGCCTTTGTATATTTAAGAAACTCGTCAGCGGCGCCTTTAATATCCCCACGCAAAACCTTCTGACGGAGGGTCGAAGACTGTAGTCTCCCAGCACCACAATTAAAAGCAAAGCTACACAAACTATCGAATTGACCTTGTGTAAGAGGTACAGGACATAATCGTGCGACACTCTTTTCAAACCTCACTAAATCTTGTCTTAATAAACTATCTATTTCCCCGATTGTAAACGATCTATTCCATTCAGGGGGAAGTGTTTTGCCGTCACCAATTAAATGACCAACACCCACTGTCCATAGTCCGATGCAGTCCTTATATGGTTTTAATCGCACACCTTCGTGGTGCTTGATCATTCTCAAGCCTTCGCTTGAAATTTTCATTTACCATGCTTTTCCCATTGACGGGATCCAAAATAAAAGCCAATTATGCTGGCCACAATTGCCATCTCCTGGTCTGAGAATACTTCATTCATAGCCAAACCAAAGTCAACGCCTGTCCAAATTGCCCAAAACAAACCTGCTACATCTGTAAATACTAATAAGCCTACGAATGTAAAAGCTACATAAGGACGTACTCTTGCATTTAAGTCTACAACACCTTGTGATGCTCTTTCTAATAGAGACTTGTCATGATCATATAGAGCAGTTCTTTCTTGTGCATAAGTTTCGGCATCTACTTCTTGAAGCTTAATTTCTTCTACGCGCTCTTGAGATTGGAAACCTTTTTCGGCCATAGCAAGTGCTTGTGCATTTTGAAGTGCAGCCATTTGGCGCTCATGAGCTTGATCCCCTTTATTTTGAAAGAAGGAAAGTAGGTTTGGTAAACCTGATGAAAATATACCTAATAAACCTGAGAGTATAGATAGCATTATTTAAATCCTTTTGATTTTTCATGTTCTTCTAAAATTCTAATACGCACATTAAGTTCACCCATTTGAGCTCTTAGTTCTTCTTTCAATCTAGCTCTTGCTTCTGCTGAGATTGGGCTATCAGTAGGTACACCTTGTTCTGTAATAAGGTTAGGCATTTTAGATTTAATGC